AAAAGAGGCACTTGCAATATTAAATGGTAAAATGATCACCACAGCAAACGCGTTAACACAGTTGATGCGACTACAACAGATTACATGTGGTCACTTCAAAGCTGATGATGGCACAGTGCAAAAATTAAAAAGCAATAGACTCGATGAGTTGGTTGATGTGTTATGTGAGATAGAAGGTAAAGCTGTTATCTGGGCCCACTGGCAGAGCGATGTACAACAAATCATAGATGCACTTGTGGACGAGTTTGGTCATGATTGTTATGTAGACTATTATGGTTTGACACCATCGGAAGAAAGACAGAAAAATATAAAACGTTTTCAAGAGGATGATAAATGTAGATTTTTTGTTGGCACACCGCAGACAGGTGGTTATGGTATCACACTCACAGCTGCTAGTAATATGATATACTATTCTAATGGTTATGACCTTGAGAAAAGGCAACAGTCAGAAGCTCGTATAGATCGTATTGGTCAAGAAAAACCCATGACATATATAGATATCATCTGTGAAGATACAGTTGATGAGAGAATCGTAAAAGCTTTACGTAAGAAAGTTAATATTGCAAGTCAGGTTATGGGTGAAGAACTAAAAGCTTGGATCTAAAGAACTTTATCTAACAAACTAATTATAATAAAAGCTGCCGTACCAATCAAAAGTCTTTCTATTCTAACGATCTGCGCTTTCATTTCTTTGATCTGTTCAAAAGTCTGTCTCTGCATTATCCTGCAAAGTTTCTCATGGTCCTCTATTTTTTGTAACGCTGATTTTCTAGCCATGTCTACCCACCC